AAGGCCGCCGTCAGCCCAGCGGAGCGGCGCAGACGCTTCTGAAGATCGCAGCCCGCCATCCTCGCGTGCTGCGGGAAGCGGTGGGCGGCTGAATCGCCGTCCGTTTCTTCGAGATCGATGTCATGGCCCGCAGTAGCCGCAAAACGCTGATCCTGCCGGTGACGGGTGGCGAAACCGACAAGCCTCATAAGCGCACCGAGCATCAGCTCGATAGACTGAAAAAAATGCTCAAAGAAGCACGGCCCACGCCCATTGTCGAATACCAATGGGAACGTGTTCGTCAGTGGAGAGAGCACCTCCAGGTTTCCACACCACCGCCGGCGCTTGTGCCGCTTGAAACTTCCTGGCAAGCAATAGATCCGGCGCTCTATGCAGAGAGAGGTTTTACCCGCTCATCCGATGAGGGCATTTCTGGCTCGGTGTTCGACGCGCTCTTCGTGCTAATTGGAATGGGTGTATACCCGCCACCCGAGCTGCTACTTACACTTCGCGATTGCTATCTCGAATACATTCGTGGCGCTGGTGAGCTCTCCCTTGAAGACGCATTCTTCGGACCTCCCAAACATAAGGGTGGTAACTTCGCCCGCCGCCAAGCGCGTGACGAGCGCAATGCTCATCTGGCCGCGGAGTTCTTTCTGCTGCAAAGAGACGGTTTTTCGTCTGCCGATGCAGCTGCCGTCGTATCGCGAAAATCTCTAAAATCTGGGAGAAAGCTGAAGCCGGGTAGTGTGGAGAAGATACTTACTAAGTGGTTGAAGATGTTCCGTCAAGATCCTCGTTTCGAGGAATACGCCGCCAGGCAGGAATGCGCGCCAGTTGTAAAAATTACCAGATTAAAGACTGAGCAGCCATCGGCGACTGAAGAGGTGGATGTCGACGCGCGGACCGTTTTCGCGCGCGATTACAATGTCCGATTGACGTCTCAGAAGGAGTTTTTAAAAGAGATGTTCGACTGGTTGAAATCGGAGAAACGAAACGGTGTGCTACCGACGCCCGGAAATGAGGATATTCCCAGGGTCGCCCAAAACAGAGGTTTCGTTTCTCAGGTAGATGGCATCTGGAAATTGACTGAGGGTGGCCGGATGGCTCTGGACAAGAAGAGCAAAAATAAGGCGCTTAAAACTTCGGGGAAGAAATAAAGCGTTTAATAGTTCCTTTTATCACTAGATTCGCAAATATAGAGTATTCGCAGGCATTCACCAACCGGTCTGCGACATGCTCTCACTCGAACCCAAAAAACAAGTTCAGCGCCGTTTCAACATTGGTAACACGCAATACCACTCGTGGACCAACAAAGGGCTTTTGCCGCCGTTGCTCAAGATGGGCAGGCGCTCGTATCTGCCTTCGCACGAGGTCGACGCGGTAATACGCGCTCGCATTGCCGGCAAGAGCGACGATGAAATAAAGGCGCTCGTCACGAATCTCGTCGCAGCGCGTGTGGAGGCCGTACCTCAGACTCAGGCTGCATAATTAAGTCACGCCCGTGAATTTCTACGAGCGTCACTCTGGTGACTTCCTACGTGTGGAGGTTCCCCGTGGAACCTGAATCATCGCCGCCATACCCACCCGACACGCGCGCGAAAGGGTGGCGCTTCGAGATCGACTACGAAAAGATCGAACAATCCGATACGTGGACTTTAGCGCCGCCTGAAGTCCGCCCGTGGCTACTGATGTTGTGGATGACTTCTTGGAAGCAAACACCTTGCGGCTCCCTCGATAATAGCGATGCGCTGATCGCGGCTCGAATCGGCATGTCGGCCAAACTCTTCTCCAAGCATCGGGACATCCTGATGCGCGGATGGAAAAGGGCTAGTGATGGTCGTTTATATCACGACACCATCACGAATCGTGTGCTGGCCATGCTGGAGAAGCGCGCGAAGGATGCGCGACGCACAGCGAACAGGCGTGCTACACCGCAGGAGTCACAAAAGACTAATAGCAGAGTCACTGACGTGTCACGCGTGACACCTAGCGGACTCCACAGTGAGTTCGACACCAAGCACCAAGCACCAGTAATACCAGAACCAGAAAAGTCAAAAGCTATTCCGACTTCGTCGGGCGCTGATGCGCCGACACCCCCAATCGCTGATCTTCCACTCGGAAGCGAAAAAGAGCTGCCCGACTTGATCTTCGGAGAAGGCTTGAAGTTCCTGATCGACCGCGGAGCGTCTGAAAAAAATGCCAGAAGCGTCCTCGCGATGGTGAAAAGCAAACATGGGGACATGGGGGCATGGTTGATGATCGAGCAGGCGATGCGGGAGGAAGTGACTGAGCCAATGTCCTGGCTGATGGCTCGGACCGTCGTTCGAAAGGTGACGACTGATCGAAAGCTATCACTTGCCGAACAGTCGGCGCGCGATGTTAGAGCCTCGGGGGAATTATCCAATGCTCAGTGAAGAAGAAACCGTCAAGTTTTTCGCGCGGATGCAGCATCTTTATTCGCATAAATGGTCGTCTGCCTATGGCCCGGCCTGGGAGGACAAAGCGCTATCCCCGGCGGCGAAGCAATGGCGCTATGACCTTCGCGACTATAACCGTGATCAAGTCGCCTACGGCCTACAGCGCGTCGTCGATCTTAGACTGGAATGGCCGCCTGGCCCCATCGATTTCGCGAACTTGTGCGACGGCATCCCGACCATTGCGCAAGTACTCGATCGCGACCGCGACTATGGTGCGCTCTGCCGGGAAATTCGAGCACGGATCGACTGGTTTACTCTGGATGCGATGTCGTTCGAGAAGCGTCGCTCTATTGGCGCGCAGCAGATCGAAATGGCCGCGGTCGGACTTCGTCGCGATGGGGTCATCCGCAAGCTCGCGCCACAACTCATTGCCGAGCATCGGCAGCGTGAGGCGCTGGGATGAGCGACCGCATGACTATGCCGAGGCCACACAAGTATCGCCATCCGTGGCCTGCTGCTTCCATTCGGCGAGCAAAGCGATTGCGAAATACGCAACAACGTTCGCCAGGCGCATGGATCGGTGTCGTCGGTCCGCACGAGTCTGTTCACGACGTAGCCCGCCGTCGGGTAGCAACCGTTCGCAAAATGTCCATTCCAACGAGGAGAGACAAAGAATGACCCGCGCCAGAGCGCACAAATTGATCACTGAACAGACCTTCGGGCCGGCAACGGCAATGACGAATCTCGACTTCCGCGCCGCGGTATGGACCGCATTCAACTTGCCTATCCCGACAGGACACGCGTGGCGTCGACCGGCATTACCTGGGCTGCAGCGCCGCATTTCCAATCACCAAGGTGATCGATCTCCGAACCCTGGCATTGTGCCGGTGCCGACCGCCGGTGGAGCGTCCACGGCTCCAGCAACCGCCCTGTCTGAAAAAACAAAATGTGAGCCAGCTGACGCGCGCGCTATAAAGCCCAAAGCAGGCAGCACGCCGGCGAATGTGCAATCTCCAAACGGCAGTACTCTGCGGACGTTCGTTCCTGTCCGGCGCGAGAATGACGGTCCCGTCGCCACGACGGTGAACGACGACGCACAGGAGCGGACGACGCTGGCCGCAGACATGGCCAGCGAAGCTCTGGCAGTGGCCGACAACGATGATCTATTCGGTCGGTCGGGGCGCGCCTCAGCGTTGGACTTGGGCGCATCGCAGCGAGCCGAAGCTGTCAGTTGGGATTCTCTCCCGGAATCCGGTGCCGCCAGTATGCGGGTTGCGGAGCCGGCCCACTCGAGAGGCGCCAATAAACACATCGCGGCCATCATTGGGTCGCGCATGCGAAAGGCGCGGATCTACAACGGCTACTCGCTCGAGGAAGCGTCCGCGCGTCTTGGACATGACCTTGACCACGACAAACTATCGAGCATCGAAGGCGGCAAAGCGACGGTGCCGATCTGGGTCCTTGTACGCGCCCGTGCGCTTTTCAGCGTGCCCGTCGATTATTTTCTGGGACTGGCTGATGAAATCGAAGCAACATCGTTTGATTGTCGACAGATTGCGCTTCGCGATGCGATTCTCGAAACGACGCGCGCGAGTCTTCAAAACGTCGCCGATCACATGGGCCAGGCCCTTGGCGCCGCGGCACCAAGCATCGCGATGGCTCGTGCCCTGGTAGACAAAGCAGAACAGTTCTCAGCTGCGTATGACCGCTTCGTAGAGCTCAATCCCAAAGCTTTGAATCTCCGCGGTGGAGCGAATCTGAACGCCGCTGCCAAAGCCCTGGAATCTGCCAGCAAGGACGCCAGCCATCGAATCCTACGACACGACAACCTGGGTGCAGCCGCCGTTGAAGCTGAACGTCGGCGCCTTGCTTCCGGATCACTCCGTATTGAGGCGCGCGGCAACACCGACGTCAGGAAGTACGCGTAATGGCCCGTCTTCTTGGACGCGACTGGGAGGCAGCCCGCCGTCTGTGGGAGGCTGACCCTGACATGTCCGCCACCGAAATTGGAAGGCGATTCGGGGTTTCGAAGACGGCAGTGCTGCGACAGATCCACACTCGCGGCTGGAATAAGGCGCAGTACGCCACTGCCGAGCGTGCGCCCGCCGCATGGCCACGATCGCGCTATCAGATGGAATTTTCAGACCTGCTTATTCGCTTTTTTACGCGCGACGTTGACGAAATCAAGCACGCACTTGATCACATGCGTCGTTTTGGCCGAATTACCGTCAACGCGATTTGTCCATCCATACAGGGCTTCGCGTCCGGCATCGGCACAACGATGGCTCAACTGCGCACATGGGCGACCGCAGTCAACGAAGCCGGCGATCCGCTGCATCCGGATTTTCGGGATGCCTGCCGGCGAGCGCGTGACCTGCAACTTGAGCTGATCAATCGGTGTGTCTCGATAGGCCTTTACGACGAACGATTCGCGGCTTTGATGATTGCAAATCCGGGCGTCCTGATGGGCTGGGATGAAAACGGCTTCCCCACCGATAGCGATGGATTCAACCTCCTCGCGCGCGATGGTGAGTTCGACGGTCGATGCGTGGAACCCAGGCAACCGGATGGAAGCGAATGGCCAAGAACACACTAAGCGCGAAGCACAGGCTCGCCGACCGTGAAGAACGAAAGGTACGGCACGCAATCGCAGGTCGGAGCTTCGGCGTAATGGCCCGCCTTCTGCCGCGCGGCTGGAAGGCCGACCGCGCCCCGCGGATTGAAGCGAATCAGAGCTCAGGGTTGGACAAGACCGGCAAAGTTTCTGCGGCAACCAGACCGGAAACTTTGGGCAACTTTGCCGACAACCACGCGCCACCAAGGGTTTGAATTGGCACACGATGCTGAGAAGACTGGTGCGCCGACACATCCCGACTTTCCGGACGATAACGCGCGCGCGAGGAACACGTTGGTTGAAGGTCAGACCAACCAGTATCGCTTTCTACTGGAGTGCGTCCAATGGCCCGTTTAACCGCGCGTGACTGGGAGGCCGCCCGCAAGCTGTGGGAGGCTGATCCGGATATGTCCGCGGCGGATGTCGGCAAGCGCTTTGGCGTGTCCAAGCAGGCTGTTCAGAAGAAAATAGACTCACAAAAGTGGACTAAGGCGCCTAAAGTTGCCGGGGAAACGGTCAGCGAAGTTGTCGAAATTGTCGCGACAACTAAATCGACAACTTCCGACAACCAAATCGACAACCAGCAGGACTCCGGACAGGGCAAAAAGCGGCTGACTGAAGCGCAATGGTTGGAGGCTCGAATCGAGTGGGAAGGCGACGAGCGGAAGACCAACGGCTTCATCGCTGAGAAGTACGGTGTATCCATCCGGGCGGTCAAAGAAAGGATCAACGTTGATGGGTGGACGCGGCGCATTCACAAGCAGATGGTGCACGTCCCAAAGCCCCGTCCGCCCTGGCGTCCGACTGCCTATACCGAAGATCTGCCGGATCGACTGATCGCTTATTTTCGACAACCGGCATTTGAAGTTGTCGGCGCCGATCAAAATTCGGGAATCAGAGGAAAAATCGTCAATGCATACGTCTTTCCAACTCTGGAACGGTTTGCGGATTCCATTGGCGTGTGTCGCGATACCTTGCACAGCTGGGCGTCTGAAACCGACGCGGGCGGGAAGCTAAAACGTCCGGCCTTTTCCGACGCCTACGCGCGTGCGCGAAATCTCCAGGTTGCGATTGCCGCTGAAGGCATTTTCGCCGAAGTCTTCAAATCAGCAGCAGTCACTCTTGCAATGCGCAATTTGCTCGGCTGGCGCACGGAAATTGAGCAGGAGAAGCAGGATGACGATGCGTATCCGAGTCGCGAAGAGCTTGACCGCATGTACGCCAAGGTGACGGCCAACAGCAAAGAGTGGAATGAGGCGGCCAAGAACCGAGTGATTCCAGACCCGTATCGTGCTTACCAACAAACTAAGGGATGAAACAAAAATGACGCTACTGAACATCGCTACACCCAATATGACCTGTACCGCGTTCCTCGCCCGTCTGCCAGCGTCACTCGAGGCAATCCGGCAAGCCGGCGACAACCCATTCCCAGCCACGCTGACCGGCCCGCAGTACCCAGTGGACGGCATCGCTGTGGCGCTGGCCCAAGCAAATCTTTGCTGCGCCGGTGCGGATCTCACGGCGCTACTGAGCCCGCTCGAACTGTCGGCACAGGCGCGAGAAGAGATTGCCGCGGCAGTCAGAGCGCTTGTTAATGCCGAAATGCTTACTGTGGCCGCGGCGGCGGGGTTGTTGGAGATGTCAACGCGGTCTGACCGAGCTGTCCCAACGTTGATCCAGGTGCAGCCGCCATCCACTTCGATTTTGCGGTACGTGAAAAGCGTGCATCCCATTGATCCAGGAGCCATCCAGCGATGGTTGCCATGGACCGATGTCGCTCTTGCGAATTTCCACAACAAACTGTTGCAGCACGTGCCACCCAGCGCTCGTGAGGCGGTGTGTCGTTCCGTCAATATGCTCATTCTCGCCGAGCTCACTTCGAAGATGGCGGCCGTCGGACTGGCGCGCTGCGATGGCCTCGATGTGCCCAATGCGGCGCTGAGGCCCGCCGTCGATACTTCGAATAAAAAGGGAAATCTGCAATGAACGGTGGTTCAGTAAATGTTGTGCAAAAAGTGTTGACCTCGCAATGGGGTGGCCTGAATCGAAAGCTCATCGGTCTTCTGTACGCGGTACAGCCGACAGTCGGCTCCAATGGAAAGCGTAGCTGGGACGAGGACAGTTCGAAGTCATCCGTGAAATTTGCTGTCAGCAACTGCACGCTCGAGGCGCAGATGCAATATGCGTCGCCCTTTGAGTCGATCGGCATCAGCCACATCGCTCCCCTGATCAGCGGAGCGATACAGAGCGGCATGCTGCAGACTGCCGCGAATGCAGTGGCAGCCTATGCGCCTTCGGAGACGATCGCCAAAATTGCGGCAGACCTCGGTTCGTCTGATCAGATAAACGCTCTTGCTGGTGCCTCACCGCTGACGAAGCTAAATTCATCGCTGATCTTCAATGGCATGCAGGCTCTGAAGTGGCAGATGACTGCACACTTTAGAGCCTGGAAAGATCCAAAAGCGGAGGTCGAAGGCCCCGTCAATCAGTTGATGTCGTTTGCGCTG